AGGTTGGTCGGGTTTGCCAGCGTGCGGTTGCCGCCCAGAGTGACGCTGTAATTGTTCGACAACGCAAAATCAGGCGTAATCGTTGCCCCATCCGTCAGTGCCGAAATCGCGCCGCGTTGTGCTGCACTGAAGCTCTGCGCCAAGCTCAGCAGCGGCACCGTGCCAGTGGCATTAGGCAGCGTGATTGTCCGGTCAGCTGTTGGATCCGTGACCGCCAGCGTGGTCTCAAAATCATCCGCCGTGCTGCCTTCAAACACCAGCGAGCCAGCGGTGCCGATGTTCAGCGCACCTGTGACCGTGCCACCCGACAACGCCAGATAGGTGCTAGCCGCCGTTGCGCTGGTCAGCAGTCCGAAGTTGGCTGCGCTGTAATCACCAACCGTGATCCATGCGCTGTTCGCCGCGTTGCGGAACTTCAGCAGGGTCGTATTGGTGTCCGCCCACCACTGGAACGCATAGGTAGTTGTGGGTTCGGTGCTGCTGCTGTTATTGCTGACGATTGCGGCAAGGGCATTATTCAGGTCGCTACGGACCGCTGCACCTGTGCCATTAGCGATCACATAGTCGTGGGTTGCCACAGCCGCTTACACAGTCTTATGACCCACTTTAGCCCGCACGTCCATATCCGGTTGCAGTCCAAGTGAACTGCCGCGTAACCGGGTTGTTTGATGAATCATAGAAACTAACCGTGAAGCCGGTGCCGCTAACGCTGGACACTTGGAAATAGTTGCCGGTCTGCATGTTCTGAGCCGTAATCCCAACACTGGGCAGGTAGGCGTTGGTGCCGCCGATGCTTGCCGTGCCAGTGAAGAACGGATTGGTGAACGTCACCGCAGTGCTGCTGCCGCTTAATGCCGCCACGCTCTGCTCCGTCCGCCGCTGCACGCTTGCCAGATAGCCCAGCTCATCCACCAAGATGTTCTCCGCCACATTGGTGCTGGTCAGCGTGGTGCGGAACTGGAAACCACGCGCACGGAATGTCCCATTCACAAACGGTTGCCATGCACTCCATGTCGGGGTGCCACTTGGATTGTCGGTGGTGCTACGCAGTTCCAGCTCGGCATTGACGCGGGAAATCACGTCGCCGTCCCAGTTATCCCAATCATCCACATTGCCAGCGCGGCTATCCACCAAGTCACTGGGGAAGTAACCACGGGTGACGAAGTAGCGGCTGAAGTCAATCGAGAACGTGTTGCCGAAATCGACAGTGGTGGCGAACTCATACGTTCCAGATGATTGAACGTCGCCCATCACGTCAAAGGTGGGCAGCAGGTCAACATCCGTCACGTCATCAAACAAGTCCGAGCCATCAAGCGTCAGCGCATCAAATTCCTCGCTGTAGAAGACGTTGGTGCGAGTGCCTTGGAATGGCGGGGAGTCCTGATCCTCACGCCGGTTGATCAGCGTCAGTGGTGCCAGCGTGTCGGGCAGGTCGATGATGACGCTGGTTTCTGCAGCAGATTGCCGCCCGCCGTCATCCTCAAACTTCACCAGAATTTCGCCTTCAACCAGCGGGACAATCGCTTCGGTCTGGTTGCCATTCTTTGCCGCAATCAGCTCAACACTGTTGCTCCAAGTAGCTGAGCCATCGGTGAGGTTGCTGTGGCGGAACAGCACTTTGCCGCCGACCCGCACATCAAGGTCATCCGCCAATGCCCAGCGCAGCCGTCCCGAGTTGGCATTGATTGCCTCAAAACTCAGGTTCTGAACGTTGCCGGGAATAGCGGTTTTGCCGATTGCAGCAAAGGTCAGACTGGCGAAGTCCGATGATTGCCGTCCCAGCGAATTGATGCTGTAGATCTCGATGCTGTAGGTAGCAGCGCGGGTATCGAGGATCTCATAGTCAGGCTTGCTGACCACCGCTGATTCCCAGTTGTCATTACCAGCGCGGTAGCGGATCTTGTACTGCGGGATGCCTTTAACCGCTGCCCAGCTGACAACGATTTTGACTTTGGCTTTGTTGTTCTGCTCGTAGAACTTCTCAGATGCCGTAGGACTTGTTGGTGGCGTTGGAATCGGGTTGAGGTTGCTGATGGTGCGCGTTGCCAGCTTGAACCCACGCTCCACATGGGCATATTTACTGGCGTTGTACAGCAGTCCGGTGATTTCGTAGAGGTGTCCGTCTTTTTCGCGGACCGTCAGCACCCGATACTGCTGAGTCTGCAGCGAGGTGGTTTGGATAACCCAGACGCTGTTTGCTTGCGGAACAGTGGACCAGTCAGCATCGACCGTAATCAGGATGCCAGTACGGCTGACAATGTTTTTGGTTTCAAGCGTGCCATCAGGCAGCAGCACACTGATGGTTGCGTTATCGCTTGGGATGCCCGTTGCATCATCAATCGAAACTGTGCGTGTACCAGCAGTAACGATCCTGCCGCCGTAGCGCACACCAGCACGCATCGGGTCTTGCACGTCGATGACGGCACCGGGGCGAATCAGCGAGCCAGCCTCGATGGATGCCGTAAAGCTGATGACCTCTGTTTCGTTTTGCTCGGAGTACAGAATCCACTGCCCGAGCCTGTTGGCTTGACCGCGTGAGGTGCAGGCGAAGGCTTTGATTTCGGTTGCGATCCAGCCGTATTTATCAATCGCGGCGCGATCTTCAACGATTTCGTAATTTTGCTCTCGGGTATCAAGATCTAGGTAGCTGACAACAGCGACGGTGTGGCGGGTTTTTAGGTCTGAACCGGCGTAGCTGAAACCGGGTTCCAGTACGTTGGCGCGGTTGAACAGATAGGTGGAATCAGTCGGCTTGTCCTGCGTGATCGTCAACGCACCAGTAGACCAGTACGGCTGACAGCGCATCACGCTGCACAAGTCGTTGATCAGCTTGTACGCCTCGTATTGGTTTTGGATTAGGGCGTTGCAGCTAAAGCGTGGCTCTTTTGTGCCTGCGCCAGTGCCATCGTCCACCAGCTCGTTGGCGTATTGGGACGCGGAATAGAAGGCGAACCGGTCTAGCTGAGCCTCAGCAACATGGTCGCCAAAGCCATAACGCTTGCTGATCAGTAGGTCATACAAGATCCACGCCGGGCAGGTTGTCCACTGGGCAGCACCAAACGTTCCAGTCCATGTGCCGCTGTAGGTCAGTCTGCCGGTATCGCTATCAACAGTCGCGTTGTTGGGGATTTTGACCTTGATGCCACGAATGCGATACGCACGCGCAGGGATTGAGTTGAACTGTTCAGCCTGAAATCTGATTGCAGCTAGTGCGCTGTTGGGGTAGCGCAACTTCTGATAAATCAGCTCGGTGTAGGCGGTCCAGATGGTCGGGTTGACATTGGTGGCGCTGCTATCGGCAGACACGCGCACCACGCGCACATCCACCGGGAAGGTGCCGCTGATGTCGATCAGGTAGTCGCGTTCGTACTTATCTGCCGTGCGACCGCTGATGGTGTCTTCCTTGACGGTGGTGTAGCCGCCGCCGTTGTACTGCAGTTGGATGCGAACGGTGACACTCGTGCCGAGTACGTCGCCCTGATCGTTGCTTGCCTCAAGGCGCGGAATGGCAATACTGACGCGGACAGCATCAACGTTGCTATCTGTGATCTGGCGCGTGACAGGTGTTGCCTGCAGAACTTCAACATTGACGCTATTAACGTCCTCAGTTGTTTCGCCAAACTTGGGGATGTATGTCTGCGCGTTGGTGCCATAACGCGGTGTAACCGTGACCCCTTTGAAGTTGTAATCAGATTCGCTGAGGTTGGTTACATCCGCCCCAGAACGCAGGACAGGCGTATCCGTCAGATAGACGTCTTTCAGCAGGGCAAGGTTGTAATTATCAGAATCGCGGGCATAGGCACGAGCAGATGGGAAGCCTTCAATCTCGCCTTCGCTCAGCAGGTCGAGGATGTTGGCGTTTGCCGTAGAGGCAAGGTTGTCCGCTGTGCGGATTGGTGTCCTAACGGCTGGCGCTGCAGCCTGCTGAACAACGACCGTTTGCTGTACAACTGGCTGGCTGCCACCGCCGCCACCACCTGCGCCGATGATCTGATTCTGCTTTTTCTTAGCCATGTCAGATCGTGTCAACGTCGATGCCAGCGGAGATCACCACCGACCCCACGATAGTTTCGCCGTACACCACTGGACAGGGCGTGCCTTGGCGGCTGGTGTTCTGAATCCCGCTGAAGCTGTAGGACTCCTGTGGGTCTAGCTCGGTGCCTTCGCTGGTGGTAGTTCTTCCACCACCGGGACTCATTGAAGCTGGACCAACCTGAGCAAGTTGAGGCGTAGGTGATAACAGCTGTGCAACGCCACCCAAAACCAAAGAAGCACCAACGGCTGAAGCAATCGTTCCAACAGTTGTCAAAATGCCAGCTGCGGTCCAGCCAGTTGCTGCAGTTGCACCAAAAACACTTGTGGCACCAAATAGACCAGCGCCGGGCAACAAAAAAGAAGCGGCAATTAGACCAACACCAATCAAAATTTTGCTGGTGCTACCACCCGCACCGCCAAGTACAGGAACAATCTTGATTGTTTGAAGTGCTGGATAATTTATTTCATCAAGATCTGAATCATATCCATCAACAATTACTTTGTAATACTGGTCCGCCATATGTTGTTCTAAGCCGGGAAAATTCACCAGCAGCATCCGTACTGCCTCACCAGCACTGGCAACCTCAGCCAAAAACTTGCGCTGTCCAACAAACTTGGCAAGCGGACCGTAGAGCCTAACTTCCCTTTCCATGACGCAAAACCCTACCAGTGCATTTTAAGAGCCACTCACCCAATAAGTCACGACTAGATAAGCGACCCCGCAGGTGATGCAACACCAGCTGATCACCGATGTAGACACCGACATGGTTGAGCTTGTTTGATTCGATCGCCATCAGCATCGCGTCGCCAGCCTGCATCTCAGTGATCTCCACCTCATAAAAGCCAGCTTCACGCCAGCAATCATCGAACATTGGCGCCGCGTTGAACTCCGCTGGTGTGGTCGGGCGATCCCAGTCGGGCAGTTCCAAACCTTGCTCGGCATACCAGTCGCGCACCAGCGTCCAGCAATCGCTGACGCCCCAGACCCATTTCCGCCCAATTAGCGGCGCTTTGTAGCCTTTAGGCGACAGCTCGCCCCATTGCTCAGTCTTGGGGTTGACGATGTACCAAGGCAGACCGGACTTTTCGCAGGCAACGCGGTCCGCTTCGCTCGGTATCGGCGGAGTGATGGGATGGCTATGGACAACGCCAACCACTTCGCCCTTGTCTTCTGCGGCGGCGTAGTCCTCCGGGTCAAGGATGAAGAACTCGTTGCCTTCCGCCAGATTGCGGCATGGGATATAGCGTTTGCGACCCTTGATGACCACCAGCAGACCGCAGGCTTCACGCGGGTCTTCCGCCTTGGCGTGTTCCAGTGCTGCAGCCTTAGCGGTTGGATTCATCCGTTGAATGCACCGATGCCGGGGAATGCGCCGAAGGGTAGTTCAGCTGTAGTGCCGAATCGCGCTTGGCAGCTGCTCAGACGTTTGCCGCATACATCACTGGCGGAACTGGCAACAGCTTTGTCGTTCTCGTCAAAATACTTAGTCCCGGCGTAACCGCACTCTGAACCCTTGTAGACCCACGGGCAAAGGTTGGCGCTGCACTGCCGCTTCGGTGCACGGACACCAGCAAGGTCAAACGAGGCGGCTGCTTCAAACTCCACCGCGTCGCGGTTCTCGGCAACCTTGCGGGCGATGTAGTAAATCTCGTCCGGCAGCTTGGCGCTGGTGTCAGGAGTGCCGTAGGGGTTGGTGCCACCGGGGAAGTTTGCGCCGTCGATGTAGCGGACCAGCGTGCGGATGCGCGTCAGCTTTGCGCCAGTCAAATCATTACCGGGTGTGGTCTGATTGACGCTTAGCAGGATTGCGGTGATGCTCCCTAGCAGGTTTGCAACGCGGATTGTCGGACGTGGCAGGCTGCCGCTTTCGGCGTTGTACTCAAAGCCTTCAACCTCAATCGGCAAGGCTGAGTAGGTATTGGTCGCCCAAACGATGTTGCCGTTGGTAGTTAGCGCATTAGTGCCAGCGTGGAATCGGTAGGTGAACGCCGTGCCGTGGATATTGGCAAACAGCTGCAGCTCAAACAGCTCAATGATGCTGCTTGGGTTGATCTTCTGAAGCTCAGAAGTGGGGACTGCCATTACGGTTCAAAGACCTGTTGGAATGTGGCGCTAATTTCATTCACATTTGCGTATTGATGAGTGCGCTGCCAAGACAAGCAAATCCATTTATACGCAGTGCTTTCATCTAAAGGCGTCCAATCAAAACTTGCAGCATCTGCAGCGCGAGCATCAAAGAATGCCTCA